GATAAAAAAGAACAATTGAAAATTATGGAAACTTTAACAAAGGTATTAGAAACATCACAAGGAAACGAAACAAAAAGTAGTATAGAACAATTAAAAGCTTTAGTAAAATTAATAGATTCAGCAGGAAGAATTGAAGCTGAAACAAATAAACAAACTCAAGAAAGTTTGATAAAAGCTGCAGAAATAGCTAGTAGAACTAGATCTGAAGAGATTTAGTATAACCTTTATATGAGGATTAATATATGAGAATCATTACATCATTATTGTCACCACTAGGAGATTATGTTTGCAGAATGTATCACTGGTGTTGGGCTGAAGTATGGAGAAGGACTGTCCTAGCTGTATTTTTAGGACTAGTTATAGGATATATAGCTAATGGAATAGGATGGCCTAAGTTTTATCAGAATCCTTCTGTTTCATTAAGTACTCTTGATATCTGTAAAACACCTACAAACTAATGGAACTTTGGGATGAAGTAGTACAAAAATATAATCAAGAATTAGAAACTATAGTTAGAGCAATTGCCTCTGGAAGTGCAGATAATTTTGCCACTTACAGACACATGGTTGGTTACTGTGCAGGTATAGAATGGGCAAGAGGAACCTTGTCAGATATTTTGAAAAAAAGAATGTATTCAGATAACGAAGATGATTAAAGGAGAACAATAGATATGCAGCAACCAGCTTTAAGTAAGGCAATCAAAAATGATATGTGGATTTCTGGAGAAGAGGAGGAAGTTTCTGATCCGTCTCCTCTTCCCAGTATACCAGGATACCACGTTTTAATTCGTCCAGTTTCAATTAAGACAAAAACAAAAGGAGGTGTTCTTCTACCTGATTCAACAAAAGATGATATGGCTTATCTTACTACAGTAGGACGAGTTCTTACTTTGGGAAAATTGGCTTATATGGACCCAGACAAATTTCCTGAAGGACCGTGGTGTAAAAAAGGAGATTATGTCTGCTATGGTAAGAATGCAGGAGTAAAGATGCAATATAAGGGAGTTAAGTTAATTCTTTTGTTTGACGATCAAATATTGTTAAAAGTGCAGAATCCTAAATATTTAGACCCCACATTTAATTTATCTCATTAGAGGGGGTTGCGCGACTACTATAAAATATAGTATAATAGATAAACCGTAAACCGTATTGCTTTCGTGGCAACGTAAAGGGAGAATAAAGTATGAGTACTGAAAAGGATGATTGGAACGAAGTGGAAGTTTCTAAAGAAGAAGATGTAGAGTTTGAAGTAGAGAAGGATAAAGAATCTGTTCAAGCTGCAGAACCAGAAGAGCTTGATGGTATAGAAACACAAGGAGCACAAAAAAGAATTAGACAACTAGTTTCTCAGAGAAAAGAGAGAGATGAACATATTCAACAGTTAATGTCTCAAAATGAGGAAATGAAAAGAGGTATACTTTCAAGAGAAAAACAATTCGCAGATTCCCAAAAAGTAAGTACAGAACTTTCTGAACATCAACTTACAGATAAGATTGAATTAGCAAGAAGTAATTATAAAGAAGCTTATGAAGATGGTGATTCAACAAAAGTTCTTGCTGCTCAAGAAGCTTTGAATCAGTCACAACTTGATTTACAGAATTTAAGCCGAAGAAAAAATGCTCTGTCTAATTATGAAAGAGCTATTGCTCAAAAAGCAGAACAGCAGCAATATCAGCAACAAGTTTCTCAAGCTCCTGATCCTAAAGCCCAAAGTTGGGCAGCAGAAAATGACTGGTTTGGTAAAGATTCAGTTAGAACTGCAGCAGCTTTAGCTATAGATGCTGAATTAAAGCAAAAGGGATTTGATACTGCTGACGATAATTTTTATACAGAAATAGATAAAAGATTACAAAAAGAATTTCCTCATAAGTATGAAGGAATGTCTGATACTGATTCGCCTCGGGTTACGAAACAACCCGCTCAAGTGGTTGCAGGAGCATCACGCAATCCTGCAGGTTCCAGTAAAAAGGTTAAACTATCACAAGAAGATGTAAGATTAGCTAATAAATGGAATATCCCCCTTGAGGTATATGCCGCAGAAAAAAGAAAGGCTGATTTAGCCGATGGGGAATATACAACTATTCAAACACAGCGTGGAGGTTAACACTATGGATACACGAAATCAAAATGCACGAAGTGCAAATCAAAGAGAATTGAAAACTAGAGAAGAAACAGAATGGACTTACGAAGAACCAGATGCTTTAAATATTCCTGATAGTGTTAGAAATCGTTTTGATGATCAAGAAATGGGTCTGCGTTGGCTACGAATTAAGCTGAGAGAAAACGATGACTATCAGAATATTGGAAAGAAGCTGGCTGAAGGATGGACTTTTGTTGCTCCAGATGAGGTTCCTGAGATGGCACATTCCTCTATCGTGCTGGAGGAAGGACGATACAGTGGTACAGTCTGTCGTGGAGACTTAGCTTTAGCAAAAATGCCTAAAGGAAAAATCGCTGCTCGTCAGAGGTATTTCCAGAATAAGAGTGATAATCTAATGACTGCAGTTAATTCGCAGTTGGAAAACTCCTCTGATTCTAGGATGCCTATAACAAATAATAGTAAGTCCTCTATTACACGAGGGAGAAGTCCTACGTTTCAGGATTAATTTTTAGTTAGAGGGTTTACTGGGAAACTCTAGGTAAGGAGAAAATATATGAGTACTACAAAAGCTCTCCGTGGTTTCCAACCTGCAAGAATGCGTGGCTCTGGTGCTAACTCCACTGGTTTTGAGGAGATTCCTATTGCGTCAGGGTTAGCTAAAAATATTTTTACTGGTGATACAGTTAAAGCTACTTTAGGCAACTGCGAACCAGTTACTGTTGGTGGCACTTCTCTTGGTGATGCTCCTATTGTTATAGGTGTATTCCAAGGATGTCATTATGTTCAGGATGGACAACCAAAATGGAGTAAATATTGGCCTACCGGCACTTCTGCTACTAATGCCACGGCTATGGTAAATACTGACCCAACATCAACATATTATATTCAGGCAGATACTTCTGTTTCTGCTGGTGATATTAATAAGTCCTTCTTTGGATTGACTGTTGGTGCTGGATCAACTGTTACCGGACAGTCAGGTTTTGGTGTGAAAGCCGCAACCAGACTAGCAACACAAGCTATTGATGTATATCCAGTAGCTGTGAAAAATGAACCGGGGAATGATATTACTGTTGCGGCAGAAAGAGCATATCCCGTACTTGAAGTTAGGCTTGCACATCACAAGGCGATGCTTGCACCTAGCGTAACATTAGCATAGGGGAGGGTTAAATCATGGCTATTAATAGAGCTAGTATTGCCAAAGAATTACTCCCCGGTTTGAATGCCGTGTTTGGTTTAGAATACGGGGATGTTGATAACGAGCATAAATCACTTTTTGAAATTGAAAATTCAGACAGAGCCTTTGAAGAAGAGGTTCTATTTACTGGGTTCGGTACTGCTCCTGTTAAGGGAGAGGGTGCTGCAGTAACTTATGATACAGCTTCAGAAAGTTATACTGCCCGTTATACTAATGAAACAATTAGTCTTGCTTTTGCTGTAACGGAAGAGGCGATGGAAGATAATCTTTATGATACTTTCGCTAAACTCCGGGCCAAGGGTCTTGCAAGAGCTATGGCTAATACAAAGGAGGTTAAAGCTGCTGATATCTTTAACAACGGCTTTACCGATACTGCTGCTTATCATGGTGGAGATGGGGTTCCGCTTTTTAGTGCCTCCCATCCAACAATCAGTGATGGCAATCAGTCTAACAACTTGAGTGCTGCTGATCTTGCTTACGCATCTCTTGAATCTGCACTTACAACGATTCAAAAGATTAAGGATGATCGAGGTATTCTGGTTGGTGGGTCTGCTGTCTCACTTCATATTCCGCCAGATTATTGGGCGACGGCTAATTCACTACTTAACTCCCAGTTGGTTCCGTCAGCAGGTACTATCGCCATTGACGGTAGTGCTGCACTAACAGGACCATCAGGATGGAATGATGTGAACTCAGTTCGTAGTATGTCAATGCTACCAAAGGGTTCACATATTAATCGTCGCTTTACCGACACAGATGGTTGGTACGTTAAGACTAATGTTCCTAACGGTACTAAGATGTTTGTGAGAGCACCTCTACAGACTAAGATGGAGCCAGATTTTGATACAGGAAATCTACGCTTCAAGGCCAGAGAGCGTTATAGCTTTGGTTGGTCTGACTGGAGAGGTTTCTATGGTAACACTGGTTAATTCAACCATTAAGGGGGAGGGAGCAATCCCTCCTTCTTATCTTTTTTAAAAGGAATGAACTATGTCATCTAATATTAAAACAGCAATGGTTGACGGTGGTGGAACTGGAAGTGGGTTACTAGTTGACATTACAACTTCAGTTACTTTAAATTCGAGTAATACAAATGATTCTTTTACAAGAATATATGCTTTATATGCTGATGTAGCAGGAGATTATCTTATTACTGCTGAGAAGCAGGTTAATGTAGCAGGGGGTGTTTCCTCTAATACTGTTGGTGCTGTTACAAAATTTAAAGCTGTAGCTGGAGCAGATATTTATTTAGGAGATTATGGACCAAGAGCTAGTGGAGTAATTAAAGTTTCTGCACCTTCAAGTGCCGCCGTTTTAACTGTTTTTTATGGTTAAGCTATATGCCTTCTTATTCTACACTTGTAACAGATATTCAAAATACTGCTGAAAATGATGGGACAGAATTTTCTAGTCATATAGATTATTTTATTAATAAAGCAGAAAATCGTTTAGTTAATCAACTAGATGATTATGGATTGAATACATTTACTTCAGTAGCTGTTTCAGCCAGTAATCCTTTTGTATCTTTGCCTAGCGGAACAAGAATTGTGAGAAATTTTAATATTCTTGTATCAGCTTCTGTCTCTGCTCCTGCAGGAACTGCAAACAGTAGAATTAGTTTACTTCCAAGAACACAAGAATTTGTTTATGATTTTTGGCCTTATGTTAGTGCTTCCGTAGGTCAACCAAAGTATTACGCAATGAGAAGCAATACAGCTATTTACTTAGCTCCAACACCTACATCAACTTATGATGGAGAAGTGCTTCATGTTTCCAGACCTGCTACTCTTACATCTGCTGCTCCTAATAATTATTTCTCTGATTTTTGTTATGACGCACTCTTTTATGCTTGTATGATTGAAGCTTCTCTTTATAATAAAAGTTTTGATACAGTTCCTTTATGGCAAGGAGAATTTAATATAGCTATTGAAGCATTAAGAAATCAGGCTAGAAGAACAAGACAAGACGATATGGCTGTTGCTGCAAGTCCTGCAGGTTCTGCTGATCCTGTTGTTCAAGGTCGTCCTTAATGGCTATTAGTAGAAGTGCTATTCCAAGAGAATTGAAAGGAAATAGAAAAGTGGCTAAAAATACAAAAACAGTTAAAAGAGCAACTGGTGGGTCTGTATCTAAAAAAAATTGGATACAAAGAGCAACAGCATCTATTAACCAAAGAGGAACTAAAGGAGTTTGCACAGGCAAAAAGTTTGGAAGTAAAACTTGTCCTCCAGGTTCTAAAAGATATAACTTAGCAAGAACATTTAAAAATATGAGCAGGAAAAAAACATAATGGGACCGAACCGTAGGAAACGTCAAGAGATGCTGGAAAGATTAGAAACTATGCCAATTCCTGATAAACCTCAAATACCAGAAAGAGAATCTGGAACAGCTTATCATCTATTCCAGAATAAAGAAGGAAAATATTTTTGGCAAAATAATCCTAAAACTAAAGGCCAACAGTTTGAAACAGTAGAGGAGGCTGTCAATGCAATGCAAGGGACAGAAGCTTGGAAAGATAAATCCTTCCAAGACCTTTATGGTCCTAACGCAAGTAGAAGAGCACAAACTCCAGAAGATTGGAAAGCTTTACGGAAACTGCGAGAAGAGTATGAGAACCGCCTTAGAAGAAGAGGAGAATTTGTTTTAAAACGTGGAGGAAAAGTATCAAAAAGAAAAGGTGGAGGAAAAGTTTTTTATGGTTACAAAAAAGGTGGACAAGTTTAATAGGGAGAGAACATAATGCCTACATTTAAAGGAAAACATTATTCATATGATAAGAAGGGTTACGCAGCTTATGAAAAGGCTATGAAGGAAGTTACAGGTAATCCAACAGGACAAGGGTTCGGTGCTGCAAGAAAGGGACCAGCAGTTCAGGGACCAGAACAGGACGTAGTTGTAGACTACCAGCCTGGTAAAGAAGTAATTTATAAGGAGGGAAATTAGATATGACAAAGAGAAATAGAATGAGTCGTGTAGGACTATCTCCTGCAGAAGAAGCAAGAGCAGGTACTCAGTCTGAAGCTGAACGTAGAAGGTATAATAAGGTAGCAGGAAGGGGTAGCAGGAAGGGTAAACCTTCCAAACCTAAACCACAAAAACCACCTAAGATGACTGCTCAACATGGTGGTATGGTACAAGGTTATGACGCAAGAGAAGATGAGCAACTAGGCATGACCAGAGGACCAGAACATGATAAGGATATGTCTATGGCAGCCAGAAGAAAGGTTGCCAGAGCTACAAGAAAGCCAAGAGGAACTTATGGATTTGATAAGGGTGGTGGTATAGGTATGGGACAAGCTCTAAGAGGGGGAGGGGCAGTTAGAAAAACTTAATGGCATATCCTACAAAATATACTTTTCTTAGATTAACTAGTAAAGGTAAGATAAAGTCTAATCCTATAGATGTAGCTAAAGCATCTCCTAAAGAAAGAAAAAAGACTAATGGATTATATAAAAAGAAATCCTCAAGAAAAACTTTTAAAGGTCTTACAAATAATAGAGGATTAATAATAACAGCAGCAGGAGGTGGTCTTGTAGGAAGAAATAAGATTATTCAAGGTTATAACAAAGGAGGCCAAGTTTAATGGCTTTATCAGGAACATATAATTTTGATCTCAATATAGATGAAGTTATACAGGAAGCAATGGAAATGATTGGGGGAGAACAAACTCTTGGTCATGAACCAGCCTCTGCCAGAAGATCAATTAATCTTATGTTGAAAGACTGGCAGAACAGAGGTATTCTTTTATGGACTACACAAACTACTTTAGTTACTGTATCTGCTAGTGTAACATCTTATGATATGGATGGCTCTGCTATAGATGCTCTTCAAGTTATTGTGAATAGAGATAATGTAGATATAGCTGCAACCAGAATTTCTTTTGAAGAATATCTTCACATTCCTCAAAAGGGACAAACTGGTAGAGCTAGTCAATATACTATTAAACGTAATCAAAGTAAGCCTACAGTATTTATTTGGCCTATACCAGAAAATTCTACAGATGTTTTAAAGATAGAAAAGATAAGTGAATTACAGGATGTAAATAAATCTGAGGGACAGAATGCTGATCTTCCAAAAAGATTTCTTCCTCCTTTAACTTGTGGTTTAGCTTATTATATGTCAATGAAACGTCCTTTAGTTCCAGAGCAAAGAATAGGAATGTTGAAGGCAAATTATGAAGAACTTCTTGGTAGAGCTATGACAGAAGATAGGGAGCGAGCAAGTATGTTCTTTTTACCAAAGATTAGGGTTTATTAATGGCTTCAAATAAAAGAGCATTAGCCATTTGTGATACTTGTGGATTTCAATATCCTCATAGAGTTATGAGAATGAATAGTTATGGGATGTTGGTATGTCCAGAAGATTGGGAAGGTGCTTATGATTTAAAAAATAGTCCATTAAATAAATCTCCTAATGTTAAAGATAACATAGCAATTAGAAATCCTAGAGGACCGGATACTGGTGGAAGAAATATAACTTGGGAAGCTGCTACAACTTTATGGGAAAATGAATCTACTGATTGGAATCAAGTATGACTGACTTAACAGGGAAACAAATAGCTAATACATATAAGCAACTTTTAAAAGTAGCTGTATCTACTAATGATGGTATTGATGCAACAGTAAGAACTATTGAAAGTGGAGATGGTACAAACTCTGCTCTTCAATTGAGTAATGGGGTTGTAAATGTAAATGGAACTTTTCAAATCAGTGGTGTTGCATTAACAGCTACTGTTTCTAAACTTAATGAATTAACTTCTATTGCTGGTACATTAACCTCTGTAGGTGCAGCATCTACTTATGGAACTGGAACAGGAATAGCTACTGATCCTTCTGCAGGTATAACCAATGAAGGATTTATTCAGTTACAGACTAATCAAAGTTTTGGAATAGTTTCTGTTTCAACTAATTTAGCTGGTGTACTGGGTGGATTTACAACAAGTTTAAGTGCAACGAATTTTGTTGCTGGTACAGGAAGTTTTACAACAAAGGTTTCTGGTGTAGCAGCAGAGTTTTCTGGGGCTGTTTCAGCAGCTAATGTCTATGCTACAACTCAGATCTATATTGGTGGAAGTGCAATTCCAAGTGCTAGTGATATTGCTGCAGTCAGTGCTTTAACATCAGTTAATAAAGCAGCAATTACATCTGTTAATACGGTTCTTGCAGCAACATCTGCGGCTTTGGCAACTAGTATAGGAACTACAAACACTCTTATCGCTACTACTTCTGCAGCTTTAGCCACAAGTATAGGAAATTCCAATACAAATATTACAACTAATATTAATGCTATAACATCTATTAATACTGTACTTGCAGCTACTTCTGCTGCACTAGCTACAAGTATAGGTAACTCAAATACTCTTATCGCGGCAACTTCTTCTGCTTTAGCAACAAGTATAGGAACTACAAATACTCGTGTTGCTGCTACCTCTGCAGCTTTAGCCACAAGTATAGGTAATCATCTTCCTCTGGCAGGAGGAACCTTAACAGGAACTGTATCGGGAACAGATTTTTATGTCAGTGCTGTAGCTATAGGAATTAATTCTCTTCTTGGAAAGAATTTAAGAATTGAAACTGCAGCAGTTGCAGATATTAATGCACTAACAGATGGCACAAATATTTCTGTAGATTTTAATGCAGGACAAAACTTTACTGTAACTCTTGCAGGAAATAGAACATTAGATAATCCAACGAATTGTGTTGCAGGACAAGTAGGAAGTATATTTATTGTACAAGATGGCACAGGTTCTCAAACTCTTGCTTATGGAAGTAGTTGGGATTTTGCAGGAGGAGAAGCACCTACTCTTTCAACAGATGGAAATGCAATTGATAGGCTAGATTATATAGTTCATACATCTACAGATGTCCAAGCTCTACTTACAAAGGCATATTCATAATGAGTGTATTTAGTAATAATCTTCTTTTAGGAGCAGGTGGTCAAGAGACTGCCCCCACTTTTGATAGTACTCTTATACCTAATTCAATTTGGATGGACGGGACAAGTGATAAAGTAACTAAAACAATGTCTGATGCAGGAGATGGATCAGAGTTTACACTTTCTATGTGGATTCAAGCTAATGAAATTAGTAGAGGACACGCATTTCTTTGTTCTGGGGATTCTTCAGCTTATTCAAGTATAAGACTTGATTCAGATGATAAGATTTATTTTCAGACAAAAACAGGATCACAAATTTTAAATACTACTGCTGTATGGAGAGATAATGCTTGGTATCATTTCTTATTGAGTGTAGATACATCTCAAAGCACTCCTGCAGATAGAGTAGATCTTTACATAAATGGAGTGGCAGCAACATTAACTGGAACTTATCCTCCTCAAGATCATACTTATCAGTTTAATACTAATACACTTCATGAGGTTGGAAGTAGTGTAGAAAATGGTTTGTGGAGAGGTTCTGTTGCTCAAGCATCTATGATTGGTACTAAGTCTATTCAGCAAGGAGATTTTGCGGTAACAGATTTTCTGGATACTTTTACTTTTGGAACTAACGGTTCTCAATATGTACCTAAATCAGATGCAGATATTACAACACTAGTTAATACAGGAGGAGCTAATAGTTTTATGCTTTCCTTTGATGATTCTTCTAATTTAGGAGAAGATGAAAGTGATAATAGTAATAACTTTGGTTTAACAAGTATATCTTCTGCTAATCAGTCTACTAATACACCTTCTAAAGAATATGTTATATTAAACCAACTTGTTCCAAGTGTAGGAACTTTAACACAAGGTAATTTAATTTTTTCTGGAAGTACAAAATTTACTATAGGTACACTCTCTATAAATAACGCTGCTGGAGGAGTTTGGTATTTTGAAGCAACCATTGCTGAAGATAGTGGTTCGTCAGAATGGGCTGTTGGATTTGTAGGTTTAGATAGTAATATTAATGGAAGCGATATTACTTCTGCTTCAGATTGTGTATTATATACTGATGATAATAATAAAATTGTTGATGGTACAGAAAGTTCTTATGGATCAGGATTTTCTTCAGGAAACACAATTGGATGTGAATTAGATTTAGCTGATAATGAAGTAAGATTTTATAATAATTCTGGAGTGTCACTTGGAACTATTTCTAATACTTTTAGTTCTGATCTTATATCTATTTGTGTTAGAGCAAATGGAACAACTCTTACTTTAGCAATAGACTCCTCTGATTGGACACATTCCACTCCAACAGGAGCTAAAGAAATTAGTACAGCTAATTTTACTGCCCCAAGTAATCAGGGTATAGACTTCTTTAATCCAGTTCTTTATACAGGAAATGGGACAGCAATAGGATCTGGAGGAAAGGCTGTTACAGGTGCAGGATTTGAGCCAGGATTTGTATGGATTAAAAATAGAGATGCTACAGATAGTCATATGCTTTTTGATAGAGTTAGAACAACTACTAAATATATAGAGAGTGATACAGTAGATGCAGAAGCAACAGATACTGAATCTTTAACTACTTTTGGTTCTGATGGATTTACAGTAGGAAGCAATGTAGCAGTTAATACAAACACAGAAGATTATGTTTCTTGGAACTGGGGTGCCGCTAGTGGAGCAGGAAGTACTACATCCCCTGCTGGAGATTTGGCTAGTACTTCTATTGTTGCCAGCGCAAAACATTTTTCAACAGTTTCTTATACAGGGACTGGTTCTGCCACTACAACAGGGCATGGTCTTGGTGGTGCTGCAGAAATGATAATTGTGAAAAATAGAGATCAAGGAGATGCCTGGGCAGTTTATCATTCAGGAGTTGCTAGTGATGCAGAAACAGATTATCTAGTATTAAATACTACTGCTGCTATTTCTGATGATTCTACAATGTGGAATGATACTGCTCCTACTAGTTCTGTTTTTAGTATAGGGACTAATCATCAAGTTAATGCGAATACAGAAAAATATATAGCATATTGTTTTAGATCAATTGCTGGTGTATGTGCTGTTGGATCATATACAGGAAATGGAAATGCTGATGGTCCTTTGATTTGTACAGGATTTAAACCTAGATTTATCTTAATCAAGATATCAAGTTCTACAGGTAGTTGGTTTATGTATGATACTGTTAGATCTTCTAGTAATGAAGTAGATGATCAGTTACTAGCTGAAGCTACAACAGTAGAAACAACTGGATCAGAGGAAATAGATATTCTTGCTGAAGGTTTTAAAATTAGAAATACAGATTCTGGAACAAATACAAGTTCAGCAACTTATGTATATTTAGCAATGGCAGACATTGGCGGGGGCGGAAGATTGCCTCCTATATATGGAAAATAAATTAATAGGAGAGAAAATTATGTGGGCAAGAGTTAATGTAGGACAGTTAGAAGAGATTATTAGTAGACCAAAAGCTTTAATAATTAATAATATCCAATATCCAAAAAGTATTTTTGGTATATCTTGGTCTGATATTGAAAGAAAGGCTATAGGTATAGTTCCTTATGTTTATTCTGGGACTAGAAAAAACGAGATGTTTTATAAACATAGAGAAGAAAGTCCTGATGTAAGAGAAAATTCTGTTGTGGTAAATTATATTAATATAGTTAGAGATATCAATGAGATTAAAACTAAAATGAAAAATCAAATTAATGAAGTTTTGAGTGCTTCTCTATCCCAAACTGATTGGGTTGTTATTAGGAAAGCTGACACAGGTAAGGAAGCTCCTGTTGATCTTGCTCAGTGGAGAACTGATTTGAGAGCTAGGGCTGTAGAATTAGAAAATGCTATAGATGGCGCTTCTTCTGTAGGTGAATTAGAAAATTTAAATATTCAAGAATGGCCTAGGAATCCTAGATAATAAAATGAATAAAATTAAATATATATTATTTTCTATTTTATTTGGAGCATTTTTATTTTATCCTGTTCCACTTAATGCACAAGCAGAGGTTCGGTGGACACAAGGTGAATCAGTTATGGTTGGTGCTGCTTGTAGAGAAGAAAAAGATATAATGGAAATGGTTAAAGCTGATACTGAAAGTGATAAAAAATTTCAGAGTAAAATGAGGATATTACATTTATTTCAAAGATGTATAAGAATTAATCCACCTACTACTTTTAATATTCATAGTCTTGTAGCTTCTTATATAGATTCTAATAATATAGAAACATCTGTTCTTGCTTTAGCTTATGCTAATAATCCAAAAGAAATTATTGCTTATACTTTAGCAAAGGGATCAATTTCAAAAGATAAACAGGTTAGGGAATAAAATATGGCAAGTACATTTACATCAAGAATTAGATTAGAAAAACAGGCAGATGGAGAAAATCCTAATAGTTGGGGAACTATCCTTAATGCTAATGTCATTGATATGCTTGATGATGCTTTGGCAGCCTATACTACTGTTTCCTGTTCTTCTGCTAATATCACTTTATCTGAAAATAACGGCACTGTAGATCAGTCAAGATCAGCTATTTTGGAATTTGTAGGAACTGTAAGTGCAAATATTGATATTACTATACCTACTGTTTCAAAATTCTATGTTATTAATGATCAAACTGTAAGACAAAGTAGTAGTACCCTTACTTTAAAAACAGGAAGTGGTACAGGAATGACTGTTGCAGCAAGCATGGCTGGCTTTGCTTTTTGTGATTCCGTTTCTGTATATGGACTAAATGCAAAAGGTTTGGGTTTAGGAACAGCAGCAGACTTAGACTTTGGTACAGGAGATGCAAATCTTATTCCCGTTTCTACAGCAGATATTAGATATATTCCTACATCTACAGATACAACAGTTACAGGAAAGAAAACCTTTACTTCTGTAGTGAGTGTAGAGGGTACTTTTGCTGCTACATCTACAGCAACTTTCTCTGGAGCTTTTATAGCTACCCCAACAACTTTAACTGATGCAGCATCTATTGATGTAGATTTTAGTGCAGGAAATGATTTTATTGTTACATTAGGAGGCAACAGAACTTTAGGTAGTCCCTCTAATCCTACTATAGGACAGACAGGACATATTTATATTATACAAGATGGCACAGGAAGTAGAACACTTTCCTTTGGAGCTTCTTATTTATTTCCTGGGGCTAGTTCTCCAACAATTAGTACATCTATTAATGCAGTAGATCTTCTTGTTTATAATGTAAGACAAACTTCAGCAGTAGATTCTATTCTTGTTAAGGAATTTGGATAATTAATTAAATGTCTACACAATCACAACTAGCTAAATTAAAATTTAAACCTGGGATTAACAGAGAATCTACAGAATATGCTGAAGGTGGTACTCTACCAGGGGGTAACTGGTATGATGGTAATAAAGTTAGATTTAGGCAGGGAAGACCAGAAAATTTAAGAGGTTATAATAAAAGATCAACTTCTTCTTTTGATGGAACAGCAAGAGATTTACTTGCTTGGTCAGACAATGATACATTCAAGTTTGCTTCTTTTGGGACAGAAAAAAAGTTATACGAATATAATGATAATTCAATCTTGGATATCACACCTATCAAAGAGGTTTCCGTAGGAACTAATGTTTCTGCCGTTGTCACAATTGATGGAACAAATAATGGCTTTTATACTACTGATGGTTCAACAAGAGTATCTGTCTCTGTATCAAGTCATGGAGCAGAGACAGGAGATTTTATTACGTTTACTTCTGGGACAACAATTGGAGGGACAATAGATTTAACAGGTGGAACATTTGCTGTATCTGTTTTAGGAGATAATCAGTTTTCTTTTGCAGCATCTGTAACAGCTAATGCTACACAAAGTAAGGTTGGGACTGCAACATTGAAATATCTTCTACCTACAGGAACAGATGCAGCAATCCAGGGTTTAGGCTATGGAGCAGGAGTTTATAATGCAGGAACTTCTACAACTGGAATGAGGGCATGGAGTGAGGCTGCAAGTTCTTCTAATATTGTTACAAGAATTACTCAATGGACATTAGATAATTGGGGAGAAGATATTCTTGCTTGTAGAAGGGGAGGAAGAATATATTTCTGGGATTCCATTAGAAGCTCAACTCCTCCAAGAGCAGGATTTGTAAGTGCTTCTCCATCCATTAATAATTATATTATTGTATCTCCTAATGATAGACATTTGATTTCATTGGGAAGTAATGAGTATGGAACAGGAACATATAATCCATTATTGGTAAGATGGTCTGATCAAAATAATTATAATAATTTTACTCCTTCCATTAGTTCAACTTCAGGAGAAAATATTCTGGCTGATGGAACAGAAATTATTGGAGCAACGAAATCTCGTAATGGTATTATGGTTTGGACAGATAATTCTATTTGGCAAATGCAATTTGTTGGGCCTCCTTTTACTTTTGCATTTCAACAAATGGGTACTAATTGTGGATTGATTGGTCCTCATGCTGCAATAAATTATGATGGTGTAGCTTATTGGATGGGAGATGATAACTTTTATGCCTTTGAAGGTCGAGTAATAAATCTTCCTTGTACAGTGAGAAGATATATATTTGATGATTTTAATACAACAAATAAAGATAAAGTTTTTGCAGGAATCAATTCTGAATTTAAGGAAGTGATCTGGTTATATCCTTCTTCAGATTCTACAGAATGTGATAAATATGTTATATATAATACAGCAGAAAAAGCTTGGTATTATGGGTCAACTATTTATACAACATTCTTTGATAAAGTAATTTTTGATAATACTTTAACAACTGGAGTTTCTGTTTCTGCATATCTTTATAATAATGAACCAGATGGAATATATACAGCTAATGGTGCGGCACAGACATCTTTTATTGAATCTGCTGCTTTTGATATAGATCCTGATGGAACACATATATTGTTTGCAGACAGATTAATACCAGATTTTACTCTATCAGGAGGGAACTTAGGATTTAGTATCACTGTACAGAATTTTCCTGTGAATGATCAAATTAAAAAGGGACCATTTGTTATTTCTCCAACAACTAAGAAGGTTGATTTTAGAGCAAGAGGAAGGCAAGCTGTTGTTCGGGTTTCTTCAGGAGAAGCAGGAACTAGCTGGAGATATGGCTCATTGAGACTTTCATTACAACCTGACGGGCTACGGTAAAGTATGGCAACATATCCACAACTCCGTAGTCTTGTCAGGATTGGAGATTATACAGCGAAAGAATTTTATGAGATGTTAGAAGATTGGGGTGCTGTCTTAGTTAATACTTTAGAGCAAAGAGATAATCAAGTAGATGCTACACCATCTACAAATATTTACACTGTAGTTTGTGTAACAAGTGTAGGACGCCCTCAAGGAGGAGATATAGTGTATATTGCAAGTAGAGGAAAATTTGCAGGGTATGTTAGTTTAGGAGCAGAAACTTCTTGGCAGGATTTGAATTAATGGCAAATAATTTACATAGAGCAAGACCAGTAAAAAAGCCACCAGAACCTCTTCCTGTATCTTTAAGAGTTATAATGAAGCGTCTTAAAATTGATGATCCTTCTAACTTATTAGATTTTGCTAGAAGGGTTAGAGATGTAGAAAGTTCTGGTGGTACAAAGAAAGTAAATCCTAATAGTAATGCAAGAGGAATTTATCAATGGATGACATCAGATTTTGGAAAGGGTGAAAAGAAAGGAACTATTGAAAGTGCCACTCATAATTTAATAAAGTCTTATAATAAAGAAGGAATAGAGATACCAGATTGGTTGTTAAGTTTAGATAGGAATGCAGAAATATTGCGCCAGAATGAGGGGTATATAAAGACTTTAACACAAGAAGATTGGCAGAATCAAGTACTCGATTTAAAACCACATATGGAGGATGCACTATTTTGGTCATACCTAGATCAACAGCCAGGAACTGATGAGAAGTGGTTAACAATAACTTATGGTAATGATACGCCTTGGCCCAAAAAAAATGATAAGCCGCGTTACTGGGCAATGTTGGATACTTATATTAAGCATCACCATAGAGGAGGAGAAAAGGTAGAAAAGGAAAAATTTAGAGATGTTAATATAAGAAAGAAATTTGGTTTACCAGCGTATCATAAAGATGAAAATCCTTTTCAACCTGCACTTCCAATGTCTGATATAAGATTAGATGAAGAACTTCACGCACCATATCAACTCTATGAATTACCTACGCTTCTAAATGAAAAACCTATCCTTAGAGGGACACCGGAGGACACAATGAATACAGGATTAAAAAGTTTACAAAAACAAAGTGACGGCCAAATATTTGAAGATATTGATATAGAACATTGGACAGAGGAAATGGAGGATACTTACCGGAAAAGGCTGGCACGAGAAAATGCAGAAAGGGAAGAGACTCAAAGAGCTTATGAGTTAAGCAGATATGGAGTTTTTCCAGAGTTATTTGAAGATATTGATGTAGAACATTGGATAGATCCTATTCTTACAGATTATGATAAAGTTTCAGAAAAAGATAGAGATAAGTTATGGTCTTCAATTCCTCGACACTGGCGACAGGCTTATTCTTTAGATGATTTTAAACAACGAGAAGATTATTGGAGAACTTTGAGACAAAAAGAAGAAGAAGAGTCTCAAAGGTTGTGGGAAAGATATTATAGAGGTAAAGCTCTAGCGGAGAAACATCGTGATGCAGAGATATTATCCACTGATGATGCTATTGAACAACAATTAGTAACTATTCCCGAAGCACCATTTACTGAAGATGATTTGAGAATTCTGGCACCATTTACTGAAGATGATTTGAGAATTCTGAGACAAAAAGAAATTGTTGATGACATTCTCTTAGAGCCTGTCCCATACCTATCCCTCCCCATTGCTTCTGATCTTAACTTACCTCATAATAGAAAGTTCGGAGGATTAGTATCTTTGGCTAATGGAGGAAATCCTTACGTCTACGAGGATATAGTAGAAGATGCTATGTATGAATCACCTCAAGAAAGTTATGAATATCAAGATTACAGTTCACAAGAAGAAACGCCGTTACCGTATAATTTAGCAACTACTCCCGGAGCACCACTTATTCCTGTTTATGGAGGAAATGTAAACCCAGATTATATGGCTCTGCATCCTAATTATAGTATAGTAGAGGATTTGGCACAAGCTAGACAATATAGTTCTCCCTTAAACTTTGTAAAGGAAACATCCCCTGCTACATTAGGTTCACCAATGGATATTAGACCTACTTCTTTAGAAATAGCAAATTATAATAGATTACGAGAGAATGTAGCCCAACGACAAAGAGAGAATGATGACCAAGGGATAAACTGGAAAAATGTAGGACTAAGCGCATTGAAAAATACAGGAAAATTTATAGGGTCAGGTTTGGTTAATGCACTAACAGGAATCCCAGTGCCAATGGTTTGGCCTATGGCGACAGTAGGTCGTGGTATGTTTCAACATCATAAAAATATAAGAGACTATGGACGAGATTATAGGGATAATGCTGATATAGTTGCCCAACTTAAAGAGCAAGGTAAGTTTGTTGATATAGAGGGACCAAGTAGGGAATGGTGGGATGATGATTCCGAAGAGGAATACTCTTCTCCCTGGCGGAAGACCCCCAACCTAGGTCTAAGGTATCTTGATCAACCTTTTAATGAACCTGAAGATATGAGGTATGGTGTATATAAGGCAGGAGGTTTAATATCTCTGCAAGGAGGAGGAAATCCAATAGCAAATAATTTTACTCAACATATTCGAGAAGGTATAAATAGTGGAATAAGAAGTATGGTAGCAAATGCTTATGCTCAAGGAAATGTTCCTCCTCCTTCTTCTCCACAACTTACTCAATCACAACTATTAAATCAAGGACTAACTATGGCTCCTAATACAGCTAATAGACCTGTACCACAGCAACCTCATGCACAGAGTAACATTAGTAATGTGTATGCTCAAAGTACACAACCACAATCTTATTATATGCAACCCAACCAGATTAGGTGATAAATTATGGCACAATATATTAATAGAAACGCACCAGGAGCAGGTCTTGCAAGTTTGATGGCTGCAAGAGGAAGAGGAGGAGATACTGAACTAGTCCATATGACTAGACCAGAGGTTAAGAGATTAGAAGCTTCAGGGTTAATGTCTTTAAATCCTCAAACTGGACTACCTGAGTATTTCCTTGGAGGTTTAAAGAATTTTGCTAAAAGCTTGGTTAAGCCAAGAAATCTAGCTGCGTTAGCTGCTGGAATAATGTTTGGTCCTGCAATTTATGGTGCTATAGGAGGTGCTATGGGAACAGGATTATTCGGAACTTTGGCAACTGGTGCGTTAGGTGGAGCCGCTGTTGGAGGTCTAACTGGAGCTATAGCTGGTCAAGATATTCCAAAAAGTATTGTGTTTGGAGGAGGAACTGGATTAGCGGGTTCAGCAGTTGGTTATGGAACAGGAAAATGGGCTGATAGCCGTGCTCTTGCACGAGGCCATCAAGCACAAAAAGTTATTGATGCAAACAAATATAGGCAGCAGGTAGCGGGGGTATATCCAGAGAAACTAGCAGAGATAAGTAATATGCCAGTATCGGAATTACAAACAGCAGTACAGAGATCTGATGCGATATCTAAAATGGCTACACAACAACCAGATATCTTGAAAAAGATTGGAATAACTAATCTTCCTCCTCAATCTGTAAGAACAGCAGCTTTTACACCAGTTTCCCCTGAAACTATAAGAAGCAGTATTCAAGGACCAGGATCAGCAGGATATTATGATGTAGCATCTAGAATACCTGGTGGGGGTATTCCTACTCCAGGGGCTGTGAGGAAAGCAAGATTAGGTACAGATTTATTTTCAGCTAGGACACCTATTCAAAGTATGAAAAATGTAGGAAAATATTATGAACAGAGTCCTTCAAAATTACTTTCTGTTCCTTCACAAGTATTAACTACTAGAGCACTTGTAGAAGAGGATGAGGCTGCTGAAGAACTACGAAAGAAACAAGAAAAGGCTATGTTAGCTGGTTCTCAACGTGAGACATATACACAAAAAGATAGAAAATATAGACAACCTTCTTTACGTTCAGATCCTCCTACTTTAGAAGCAACTCTTGCTAGATATTATGGAGGAATAGGATCTGGAGACTGGGGAGGTCGCTGGTATGGAGCGCTTAGTGGTAAAAATATCTATCCTGATGTGATTGCTAAAAGAGGAGGACTTGTCTCTCTTGAAAAAGGAGGGAGAGCTTTTGAAGGAAAGGTAGAAGGGCCAGGACATGGGATGCAAGATAATGTTATGATGCCTATTGAGGGAGGAGGCATTGCAGCAGTATCTCCAAAAGAATATGTAGTACCAGCAGATGTTATGGCTATGTTAGGTAATGGAAATGCAGATGATGGTTCTGAAAAGATGGATAGATTTATATCTACATTTAGAAAAACAAAATATGGAAGAGATAGACAACCTCCAGAAATGGATGGATCAACAGCATTGCAATCATTAATTAAAGCATAAGGATAAAAAGATGGGAATTACATCAATATTAGGTGGGCCAAGACCAGCAGGTACTCCTGTAGGAGCAGCAACTCAGATAACAACTACTGAGCTTCCTTCAGAGTTCAAGCCTTTTATTACAGATATTTTTGAGAAGGCTAAAGCTCAACAAGAAGGACTAGAATATACACCTTATCCAGGGGCAAGACTTGCACCCTTTGGTCCCTTACAGCAAGAAGCTTTTACAGGTTTAACTGATCTGGTAAGGCAAGGTGTAGTAGGTGCTCCTGATACTTCTAGTGCTTTCTATGCTCAAGAAGCTTTAGAGGCTGCTAGAAGGGCTGGAAGACCTATAGAGGCTGCAGATATAGAAAGATTAACTAATCCTTATCAACAACAAGTTATTGATATTGCAAAAAGAGAAGCTGAAAGATCTTATGAAACAACTGTTGCTCCACAGATTGAACAACAGGCAGTAGCTGCAGGTTCTTATGGTGGATCAAGAGGAGCTATTCTTGAATCTGAAGGATTAAAAAATCTACAACAGCAGCTATCAGATATTCAAATGAAAGGAAGTGCTCAAGCCTATCAACAAGCTCAAAAAGCTTATGAACAGGAAGCAACTAGAGCAAGAGGATTACAAGGATTTATGCAACAGCAATTTGGGCAGGTTCCTTCTCAAGCTGTAAAAGAATTAGGAGTTCTGCAGTCTGTTGGTGAAGCGCAACAATTACTTGATCAGAAAGCATTAAATTTAGGTTATGAAGATTTTCTTGAGGAAAGAGAATTTCCAACAAGATCCTTACAAGAATATCAAGCTTCTATAAGAGGCTTTCCTTATACACCAGCAGCTTATCAGTATACCCAACAGACTGCTCCTACACCTTCTCTTGGACAAACCTTACTTACTGCTGGTGCTCAAGGTCTAGGAATGTATGGTACATTAGGTGGGTTTGGTTTTGGTGCTCCCCCACAGAAGGCTGCTTCTGGTGGACAGATCAGAGGAGGACTATCTGGACTAGTTGAATCTCATCAGAATAATACATTTGGAGATAGGTATAGAGCAGGTATGGGTCTTGGGCCTGGTCAGAAGTTTGGAGGGGAAAGACATGGAGGTAGAAGCTTTGGAGGTAGAAGCTTTGGAGGTAGAAGCTTTGGAGGTAGAAGCTTTGGAGGTAGAAGCTTTGGAGGTCACAGATTTGGAGAGCAAGAAATAGATCCTCGTAGTCTTATTAATATGCTGTATGATCCAGAATTAACTGAAGATGAGCAACAACTAATACAAGAAAAGTTAAAGGATATGGGTATACGCTCTACTGAAGATCTGTGGGGCAAGGACGAAGAGATGGTACAGTTCCCTTTGGTTCCTGGCGCTACAATAGCAGCTAATCCTAATATAGAAATGGTTACGATGCCAGCAGTTTCTCCAACGCCCCGACTAAGGCCACCACCATCTATACCTAGTATTACTTCTCCTCAAATAGACCAGTTGAATCAAAGGATTAAATCTTTAGAACAACAAGGCGTTTTGGATGCTGCAAGCATACTAGAAAAACAAAGAGATGAACTGATAGACCAAATAAGAAATGCAGCAGATCCTGTTCTTAGGCGCAGAAACCTTGCTAAAGAAGTATTGGAGGCACAACGTCTTGCAGAAGGGGCTATATATGAATCTGGAGAATATGAACCTCTAGCTATATCTCTGTCTCCTGTTATTTTAGATGAGACAGAAATACCAAGTCCAGATAGAATAGATCCTACTGATATTTCTTTTGATGCATCTATAAGAAGATTGATGACTGCTCAAGACGAGGAAGCCACTGCTCACGAAGAGCGTCTTGCTACTTTAAAAAGTATATATGGCCCAGATAGTGAGATAGTTAAGACTTTTAATCAATATAGAGGTTCACTAGTTGATCAAGGTGAGGCAGCAAGACTAGCTTATGGACACAAGGAAAGGCTTAGAAGGGAACGGGCTGGTGATGTAGAAGCTAGAATAACGGGTACTACAACTGATTATGAGCAACATAGAGAAGATCTTGCAGAGGTACAGGGTAAGATAGGGGAAGCGCATACTAAATCTTTAGCTGATGCAGAAGAAGCAAAAGAGAAAGCTGCAGAGATGTATAGACAGGAACAAGAATCTTTAAGGAATCAAAGAAGTTTTGAAGTTGCTGCAGCATTTGGGCAAGTTGGTAAAATACCTAAAGAAGAAGCTGGACTCTCTGGCTTTCAAGGATTTGTAACTACTTTAGGCAGAATTGCTTCAGAAGCTACTGAAGCGATGGCTCCACAATTAAGAGGACTAACTGAGAAGGAAAGAAAATCAAAAATAAAACAAGTTGAAAGAGATATTTTAGATACCAGTAAGATCAATGAAATAAATTTGGGTATTCTTAATTATGATAAAAATGTTCTTACTGAACTAAGGGAATTAAATAATAATTATAACCAGACCCTAGATCGTCTACAGGACCAGATGTTCAACTTAAAGGTAACTGAGGTTATGACACCTGTAGAGAAAGCGGAAGCTTTATCTAATATAAGGCTTACAGAACTTGATGTAACAAAACAGCTACTAGAGATTCAGCTTACCGTTGATACTGCTACTATTGCTGCTGCACAAGCTAAAACAGAAAATGAAGCGAAGGTAGCACAGCTAATAGTTGATCTAGCAAGAGCAAATTCGACCCGACTTCCTAGAATTACAACAGGTGATCTTTCGAAAGTAAATACTATAATTACCGATCTTTTTAAAGAGCATCCACTTTACCATACTAGAGAGTTTCAGGAGACATTAAGAAAAGGTAGGGTCGAAATGATAACATTTTTAAGTAATTCGACAGAGCCAAATCCAACGGTGGCAATGGGTGATGCTATAGAACTACTTAATCAGAGGGTGCTGCCTGACGCAGTATTAGAAGGAGAGCATAGTACCTTTTCTGTACTAAGAGAGAATATTCCAATAGAATATATAGGTGATTTTGCAAGAGCGAGAGATAATGCTATAAACGAGGGGGGCAAAAAGGATGTCGTTGAGAAGCATTATATAAGAGAATTTATACAACAGTTTGGTGGAAATGAACAACAGGCTAGAAGAATACTTGGTTGGAGCTAGAAAATTAAAATGCCTCCTTCTTTATTTCCACCTGTAGTTTATAGTAAGTTAGGACCAACAAGAGAAGACTATTCTCCTAGTGAAGAAGAGTTTACAGAAGAAGGGCTGACTCATAATCCTAAGTGGTTAAACCATGCTCGTACTGTATATAAATCAGAACATGATGGAGAAGACTGGAAAAAATCAAATAAGAAATTAGGTGAGTGGTTTAAAAATAGACATTCCGAAATAGGAAATGACTTAACAAGTATGGGTTGGTTAGCTTATAAAGCAGATGATTTTGATTATGCTACTAAAAAAGCTTGGGTAGAGTCTATGGATATGTATGAAAATCTTGATGTAGATCTACAAACAGTAAGAAGAGCAATTAAAAATACAATACAAGATCCTTCCTTTTTGATACCAACATTAGCTACAGCAGGTTTTGCTGGTGTTGCCAGACTTGTTGGTGGAAAAGGAGCACAATTTGTTGGAAGGCTTGCATTTAAAGAACAATTGAAAAGAGCTTTAGCTAAAGAAGGCGTATCAAAGAAGGGTCTAAAAGAATTTGTTGAAAAAGGTGTGTCTAAAGAAATTGATGTTCCTCTTTTAAAACGAGCAAGACAAAAGGCAAGACGAAAGTGGGGTGCTGGACAAGCAGCTTCATTTGGTGGGTGGGGTGCAGCTCATGGTGGTCTTGAAAGTATTGAAAAACAACAATTTGAAGATGTATATGAAACTCCAAGTGAACACATAGATGTTGGAGAAGTTGCTAAGAATGCTGCTTTAGGTTTTGGTTTGGGCGCTCTATTTGCTGGTCCTGGTGTAGTATTTAATAAAGCTAGAGAATTTGGAGCAAAGAGTGTATTAGGAAAATATCAAGGAAAATTAGATGCACTCCAAAAACAAGCAGAAGGACGCGCACAAAGAAAAGATAATCTTGTTGTAAAACCTTTTTCTCCAACATTGACTCGTGATGAAATAGGAAATATCTTAAACGATGCAGGAAATCAATTAAATTTAGGGGGAACTCTTCATGTTAAATTAATAGGGGGAGTACAACAAGTAAAAAATCAAATAGTTAGAGATATGAAAGAAGAGGCTTTAAAGAAAGCTCAAACAGAAGGTTCACTTCCTCCTCATGCAACAGTAAAAAATCTTGATAAAGAGACATTAGCACAAATACAGAAAGATGCTACAGAACAATCACAAAAAATCTATAAAGAAGCAGAAGAGGCTGTTGTTGAAGAGGCAGCTAATATAGGTATTGATCTTGCACCAATAACTAGAACAGTACCTGCTCCAGGTTTTACTAAAACTGGAGAGGTAATAGTAAAGCCTAGTCATAGATTTAAAGGAAAAAGAATATCTCCAATAGATGAGATAGAAGAGGAAGTTTCTACTATAGCAGATGGAAGAAGTTGGATTACACAATTTTTAGCTAAAATAGATAGAAAAGTAGGACTTACAAGATCTCCTTATCTTACTGATGCTCAAAGACTTCTTACTGGTGGTTTGGGTACAATAACAAAACGAGCTAAAGGTAGAATAGATCTTTTTAATAGGGCAGTAGCAAAAGATTTTGGTGGTAAATATTTTGCAGATCTACCAAAAGAAACTGGAAAGGTATTAAATAAGATATTAGAAGGACAAAAACTTGAGCCAGTAGAAGAAGCATTATTACCAAAAGGAGGAGCACCAGAAACTATAAAACAGTTAGGTTTAATGAGACAAGATATTGAGGCGGGACAAAAGAATATGTTAAATAGTGGTATGTTAGAACCAGGAGAGAATCTATATGGAAAAATTGAAGCTTCTATGGATGGAAAGGACGTAGAACTATGGCTTAATAAACAGTATAGAGCTTATAATGATCCAGAATGGTCTAATATAGTTACTAATGATAAGACCGTTATGAGGAATGTAAGACAGTATTTAAAAGGACAAGCTAGAAATACAGATAAAACCTTTAAAGAGATAGATAATAAAAAAGTACTTGCTCTGCACCAGAAGCGGCAAGCAGGAGAGGATATGAAAGGTTTGACTGGGTTGGAAGATTTAGATCCAGATCAGATAGATTATTGGCATGCTGTAGCAGGAGAAGAAGGATCAATTAATCAGACTATTAGAGATATTCTTAGTGTTAATAATCCAGAAGATTTATTTAGAGTATTTGAGACTCCTATAAATGTTAGTAGAGGAAAATCTTTTAAAATTCTTGCTCCAAGAAAAGTGATTCCTAACCAAATAAAAGCCTTATTAGGAGAGTATGACGATCCCATTACTAATTATGCAAATTCACTGATAAAAATTCTTACAACTACTGAATTATATAAGTATGAAAAAAGTATAGCAGATGTAATTAAAGGAATTGCTCCTTTAGGATCTATTGGGAGTACTTTAGCAGCGCCTACTAAGTGGAGCCAATTCTTAGATAAACTTCCTGGTGCTGTCCCTGCTTCAGTATTAGGTGTAGAGCCTGGGAAAATGACGCAAAATTTACTAGATGAAGTACCTATATCCAGAAAATTGTTACCTATGGAAGATCGTCCTGAAAGTCTTATTCCAGGTACTGCTACAAGACCTGATGCAGAAAAGGGTATAGTTCAAAGAATCCCTTCTATCCTTAGTTCAGAAAAAGTAGATCAGCCTTTTCGATTTAAAGAAGAATTTAAAGGTACTGCAGGATATTACAAAAGTCCTTTAGAAGGAATGTTTGCTACTCCAGAAATAGCAGATGCAATTTTAAAAGGAAATGAAATAGCAGTAGTAAACTTTAAGCCTCTCCAACAATTTTTAATATTACAAGGACTTACAAGATCTGCTGTAACTGTATGGAGTCCTACTGCTGCAGGTAGAAACTTTCTTGGTGCTGCTTGGAACTCGTTTTCTGCAGGATATTTAGATCCCAGAGAATTAAAATCTATTCGTGAAGTTTGGAAAGGAATGATTAGAGAAAACGATGCTGTTTTAGAAGCAGCAATGATAAAAGAGCAACATTTAGGAATTGCTCAAAGTGGTATAGAAACGGGAGCTTATAGAGAGGCTTTAAGATTAGGATCTCGAAAAGAATTTTATGATTTAAGAATGCCCTTCTATACACATAAAGAAAAATTAGTTGATAAGGCTGATAAAATTAATACTCCTGTTCTTAAATTCTATCAAGCAATGGATGATATGTGGAAACGCAATGCTATGGAACATGAAAGAAGAACAGGTAGAAGAATCTTAGAGGATTTTGGTGTTAATCCAGATGAAGTTCTTGAGGAATTTGTATCGCCTAAAGGTATTCCAATTAAGATAACACGACTAGATAAATATGCAGCCCAGAATGTAGCAGATTATATGCAGAATTATGCAGGAGTTCCTCAGTTTGTACGTTATGCTAGACTTGCACCAATGGCAGATTTCCTTGCCTTTACTACAGAACAAGCAAGGATTCAAGCTAATCTTCTTATAGGATCTTTAAAAGCTATAGATGTAGGCAGCAGATTAATGAAGGGAACTAATAGTGATAGAGGAAAGGCATTAAGAAATCAAGGCTACAAAAGATTAGGAACGATGATAGCTTCTCATGGGGCTGCTCCTGCTTTATCTACTACTGCAGGTATAGTTGGATACAAATTTTTTGGACAAGAAGATTTATCTGAGACACTCCCTGGACAGAACTACACAAGAAAAGAGGGAATAGAATTTTTTAATACACCTTGGGATAAAGGTTCTTCCTTCATGTATTTTGGGAGTCCTAAAGATGGAGAAGGTACAAGATTAAATTTGAGTTATATAAATCCTTATGCAAAATTTGAAGATCCACTAAGGGCAGGATGGGAGGCTTATACTAGAAATGAAAATGTAGAAGATAGAGTAATGGAGGCTATGAAAGAAACATTTTGGGAGCCTCTAAAGGAAACTCTTGGACCATCTATGTTGACTGATGGCCTAGTAAATATTTTGTATAATCGTGATAAATATGGCAGTCCTCTATATAAAGGATCAGAATCTTTAGGAAAGCAGATGACTACAGGAGTTTTAACATTTTTAGAATCTTTTGAACCTGGATTTGTTACATCAGCAAAGAAGATTTATGAATCTATAGATCAAAAACCTGTAGGAAAAGCTGATGCAATAATGAAAGGAAAATCTGGAAGAAAATTAACAAAAACTTGGCATCAAGTTATGGGTTTATCTGGTGTTAAACCCCAAAGATATGATTTAAAAATAGACTTACGAAATAAAATATGGGAAGTAAAAGATAAAATGGGAGAGGCAGGAAAAATCTGGACAGATATAATAAGAGAACAATCTCCTACAACAAAAACAGAGCTTATCAGAGCATATGATAACTCTTTATCAAACCAATACGCTTATGCTAAAGAATTATATGATATAATTAGTCACGCAAAAAGTGCTGGAATGTCAGAGGAAGATATCTTCCAGACTATTACATATGGCGGAATGTTTTCTAAATATTTAGATAAGAGAGTGATACAAAGCATAGTTAAAGATGGTATATTTATTCCGCCTAAACCACTAAAAAAAGATGTATTAAAATGGAATCAAGTTATTAAAAATATGGGTGGTAGTCCTCCTCCTATAGAAGAATCTCAAGAAGACTTATTTAATATTTATTCGTCATTTGCTGGTGCTTCTTTAGGAGAGCGAGGAGAAGAACAAAAGTTTCCACCTGTAGTTTATAGTCAGCTTCGATGAGTTGGAAATATTTCAGTGAAAAAGAATTAAGATGTAAAGGGACTGGTGAATGGAATATGGATTCTTCTTTTATGAAAAAGCTTGTAGCTTTAAGAGAAGAATTTAGTAATCCAATTATTTTAAGTTCTGCTTTCAGAAATCCTACCTATAATATTACAGTAGGGGGAGCGATAAACTCCCCTCATGTTTTTGGTAGAGCAGTAGATATTCAATGTTTCGGTTTAGAAGCATATGAGATAATAAGATTAGGTATAAAGCACGGCATGACAGGAATAGGAATATCCCAAAGAGGAAATAGATGCACAAGGTTTATTCACTTAGACGATATGGATAATAGTGATACGCATCCAAGACCTTGGGTTTGGAGCTATACATAAATTGGAACTAGATTCAAGAATGCTTTTTCAGATAGGGGCTGTAGTAGCCTCTCTGTCTGGAGCCTGGGCTTTGGTTAAATCCCAAGTCAAAACCTTAAAAGAAAATCAGGATTCCATGAGGCTAAAAATGACAGAGCATGGGAGAGACTTAGATAAGAACGATAATAGTATCGCTGTAATGAAAAGTCAGATCCTTACTTTGGCAGGGATACTAAGCCCAGATAATCTAGCTATAGAACATACAAGAAGAGGGGCTATAGAAGCTAAAGTAGAGATGCTAATCCAAGATATTTCTAAATTATACGATATGCACAATGGAAAGCACCCTCCGACGTAGATTTTAGCACTACCCTCTGTAAGGCTCTGTAAGCCTCACTGACGAGCCTTAGTATTTTTGGATATAAGATACCAAAAACTTCTTTACCCCTACTCAGGGAGCTTCTGAGGAGGTTGTTTTCGGGCTTTGGGTACTTTTTTGTAGGTATCGTACTCAAATTCCTTGGCTAGGAAGTTTCTGCTCCCTGTTTTGGTTAATTTCTTAATATTCTTTGAAGGGATAACTATCTGATCCCCTATCTCCTCTGCAGAACAGATGGACATAAAGAAAATATAAGCATCTCTATTTTTATGAAGTAAATATCCTTCAGTAAAACAGATCACAGGCTTATCTTTTTTTGCTTCTGTTATCTGCTGCCACTCACTGTGGCTGGTTGTGTCTTCCCACCATACCTCATATCTATCAAAGATATGTAGATATAAATCTTTATCTTTGAGATTATCTATTGTCTCCATCCCCATGTACCTTGTTTCGTTTCTGTCTGTCCTTTAATTTAGCTATATTAGTTTTGGCTACTTCTTCTAGTGAGAAGCCTAAGTCTGTAGCTAGAGCTTGGATATACCACAAGACATCCCCTAATTCTTTTTTAACAACCTCTTTAAATTCTTCTTCTGAGGTGCCGTCCCTAAAAAACTTCTTGACTTTTTCTGCTACCTCTCCTGCCTCACCACATAAACCTAGTGTTGGATACCATATCTTTGTTGTATCTGGATAAAGCTTAGTAGTTTGGGCTGATCTTTGATACTCTTTAAAGGAAAGAAATGTCTCGTCTTCCACCCACCACATAGGACTATTAAAACTCATTAATTTTCTCCTTTCAATAATTAAAGTAGAAGATATTAGTAAATTTCTAAAAGGAAAGTTAAACACCAAAACTCTCCCCACAACCACAATGACTTGTTGCTGTAGGGTTTACAACCTTTAGAAAACTTCCTCCAAGTTCCTCGACATAATCTATCTCACTACCTAAGATGTGTAGTTCAGCTATTGGATCTAACAATAATATATCTTCTATAGGCTTAGACCACTGTATACGTTCATGAGTTGCCTCTGGAGACAATCCCCATACATATTTAAATCCTGAACACCCCCCGCCTTTTACACCAAGAGTTATGTACCCACCTTCACATACACTTTTCATATATTCTTTTGCTCGTTCTGTAAGTGTCACTATAGCATTCATTAATCAAACTCACATTTCTTTAATAACTTATTTACTTCTTCTTGTCCAAGTATTTCCATAGATTTAATAATAGCTGTATGTAAATCTTCTCTACTAATCTCTGTATCTTTATCACTCTTATGACCTCTAACTCTGGATAAAAGTTCTAAAGCTTTAATTGCACTGTTTGTATGTCCCTGTGTTTTAGCAAAAGCATATTGGTTTTCTATTTCTTCTATTACATCAACACTGGTTTCAAGTTCTCTTTCTAAGTCTTCTATTCTCTCCAGAATTGCTGTATCTTGTAGAAGTCTGTAACCTTGGTTATATGCTGACTTTGGAGCATAGCCAGCAGTCTTGGCTGCATCAGTTGCATTTCTGTGTAGCACATATGCTTGTGCAAACTTCTCTTGCTTTTTATTAAGAACTGCCGACATTTTTTCTTTCTATATCTCCATGATCAAACTCTGCCCAGTAAAGTTCAAAAGCTACAGTGTCTCTTACAGCCTCGAACTGGTGATACTCTCCAGGCTTAACCTGAGTAAACTGTCCAGGTTTTAGAATTGTTATATCCATTAGATCATAATCGTTTTTCCATACCTTGATAATGAGTTCTCCTTTTTCTACAAAGAAACCATTCCATTTATATTTATGTTTATGTTTACTACACTTTCCTCCTTCATTCACTTCAATCCTGTGAAACTCCAGCACTCCATTAGCGTGAATAAGTTGTGTATTACCCCATACTTTTCCAGCTATCATGATTGCATATTGTTTCTATGGACACCTCGCCATTTTTCTGCAGTTCTCATTCCACCTAGACCAAGCAGAGCTAACACAAGACCAGTTAGTTCCTGTGTCTGCAGAGTTGGAAGGGTTACTATAGGATACCACACAACCAATCCCCAGGATATGATGGGGGCAAAGATAAACTGCCATCCTAAAGCAAAGGCACAGATCCACATGATTGCTGGTCTGCTACCACTTACAAAAATTGAGGGATGCTTTGCTTGCTCAATATTAGTTTGGGCTTGAAGAGCATCTAAACTAAGCATCTGTGTTTTAAGTTCAGCCTCAAGTTTAGTCTTTAAATCTTTGTCTTCAATAAATTTATCTAAGACTTTTCCTGCAACTCCAACTACACTTTCAGCAATTCCAAACATTAAATCCTCCTATAGTTCTAATATTTCTCTGTAATGTTTTAAGTTTTTAGTTGTAGAGTTTTCCCAAATAGCAGAAACTAAAGTTCCTGTCCCGTGGAAATTTAAATTCATGTCTACATCTTCTCTATCAAATAATTTCTCACAGTCTTGTGCCATTGCAAGAAGCTCTCCTGTAGTCCAGAAGGGACGGTTTTCTCCATTTACTTTTATTCCTACTTGAATATATTTAGGCTTTTCATTTTCTATTGTTTGTTTCTCTTCCTCATTTGGTTCAGGCATAGAGCAGTCATACCCAAACAAATGGAAAGTTCTGAAACCTAGTGTGTGCATAATGCCTATACTTCTCATAGCTGCACAGGTTCCTCCAACAATCATTGTGGCTCCTGCTTCTATACCTAATTCTTCTTTTACAATAATAGACTTCTGTTGTTCCTCTGCCTTTGTATCTCTTAATGCTTCTGAAAAAGCATGCCATCCAATAATGTTATCCGTTTTAGATTTAATAAGATTGGTTACTGAAGGATCAGTCATAGATGCAGTAAGGAATAAGGTATCTTTATCTACAGTTTTAAATAAGTCTTTTCTTACAATTCCATGAGTACTTGTACCCTCAACTGGGCGGGGATCAAGAATGATACAAGCCCAAGGCTTTATCCCCTCTGCCAATAACTTAGGATAGGAATGTTTCACGCAGACAATCCTACACCTTTCTTCTCCTTCATGTCTTATAAGACCTTTTAATTCCTCCCAATCAACAGTTCCTCCAGAAACAAAAATGGCAACTTCATTGTTTGGTTTAGATCTTTTAATCCATTTTTTAATTATCTTTGTATTAGCTTTCACATTATTTTCTATGTATTCTTTGGGAACACAATCCTTTGGTTGTACCACAATTGGAACAGATTGAATATCTACTGGGACATCTGACACATTTTTATTTGTTAAGACCACAGCCAGATGTGTCCTTCCACCATCTCTTATTTGATCTTTAGATGGAAGAATTACAGAACGATTTTGTTTTTTAATAATTTTATTTACACCATAAAACTTTTTTGGTGGTCCCTTTCCTGCAGGATCTTCCATAATGTAGTCATCTAAAACAACCACAGGAGATTTTTTAAGCATCTTAAAATCATGATTGACTGTATCTTTTGAATGACCACCATCTATGAAAGAAAAATCTGCTCTGGATTTTGACAGGGTTTTCTTTGTGTCTCCTTTATGTAATGTAAATTTAAATATTTTACCTTTCTCTTTGATCTTATCTGCAAATTCTTGAAGCCTATTATTAACTGCCTCTAAAGAATTATGAGCTTTTGTATTTAATTCTCTTGTGTCTGTTTCTTTTGTGGCTTCTTCAAATAAATCATAGCCTGTATATGTTACCTTGTCTGTATTCTGAAAGGCTGCTATAGCCATTTGTATAGCTCTTCCACCGTTCCATGTTCCTGTTTCAATAATGGATTTAGGTTTGTAATGAAGAATTAACTGCATCAATTGTTTATATCTTTCTGGCCCGTTCACATCTGGAGACACTCCCCCTCCTGGTTTCTTTCTTGATCCTTTGTTATGGATCATATATTCTCCTAAAGGAAAGCTTTCAAAAGCTTGGACACCAGAATGAAGACTCTTGATCTCGTCTATGTGTCCTGTCCAGTCATGGGCTTTTAATCCATGAGCTATATAAATTTTTAATAATCTTTCAAAGACAAACCCATCATGCCATTCTCTGTAATTTAAAACTTCTCCAGAAATATATGCTCCTCGTAAGTCCCCTAACAAATCTACAGGAGCTTGATGGTCAAGATTAAAACCTAAAAAAGATGTCTCGCTATACTCATAATGCTTTCTACCTAGATAAACCAGAGAAGCTTTTTCTGGTAGACATTTATTAAGTGTATCATAAGTTACAACCTTTGTGGTAATGGTATCTGCATCTAGCCAGATAAGCCATCCTGGTTTCTTACTCTGTTCACACAATTCAAAAGCAAATTCTGTTAGTGCAAAGACTTTATGACAGAACTTTATACAATCAAGCTTATAAGTATAGGGAGATTTTCCTCCTAAAGTACCGTCATATTTAGCATATTCCTTTTTAAATTCCTTCATATCTTTGACTTCATTTAAATTCCTGTAAGAAATTTGTGGGTTACTTATTGGATCAGTTAATTCAAAGTCATGATAGAATGCTGTGAGGTGAATATTTGGTCCCCAAAATTGGGCAGCACTTTGTACCATCTTTCTTCCATAGGTTTCCCATCCTGTCTTAGAAAAAGAAGTTACTATGTTAATTCTTTTTTCCATTTAATATTTTTTTCCTTTCCTAAAGATTCTTCAACAGTTATAGCTGTATAAATATAATTCCATTCTAAGGCATACTTACCATCGTCTACTGTTTTGACAGTCCAGCTATCAAACCAAGGACCACCAGTTGTAAAGTGTACATTCTTTGGTTCAATATTAGGGGATGAGTGATTGTCTAACCAGTTCCATTCTTCTGGTAGAGATCCTATTTCGTTATCTGGAATCCATTTAAAATTGTGAAGATACCAGCCTGTGCGTAGATTAACATCATCTATTGTGAAATATTTATGAGCTTCATGCTCACAATTCCACAACACAAAACTAGACCAGTTCTTTCTGGAGTATTGGGACTGAATCATGTTGTCCATTTTAAATTTATCTGTTGGGGAATGATTATGTTGGACACACCAGATTGCTTTATCATTAGCTAGACCATAATCAAATACTTCCATGATATCTGATCTTACCAACATATCACAATCCATAAATAAAGCCTGTCCTTGATGTCTGTTTAAAAAGGGAACTAAGAAGCGGGTAAAACTAAACGCAGTTGAGAAAGGCTTTTTATCTAGTGTATCAATAGATACTAAGTCTTTGCCTATTCTATGTGTTCTTCTGTAGAATCCTATCCTACGCATTTCTTCTTGGTATATAGGAATAATATTAACTGGGTGAGATGTTCTATCTAAGATAGATTCTACTAATACTTTATATGCTTCTCCATCTCTTCTATCATATCCAACATAAATAGTAGGGAGACTATACATTAATCTTTGTCTCGTAGAGAGTTCCAATTGGCTCTATATTTATTTTATATTTTGCAAATATCTTTTTCCATCCCTTTCTTGAACTAAAAAATTCTATACCATCACACTTAGTTTCTATGGTATAGTGTACTAAAGAAGCTATCATTGCTTCTTCCCACTTAACCATGTCATTATTCTTTGCCGCCATATAGCCCCATTGGCACTGACGTTTCGTTGGATATTCAATAATTTGTGTGCAATATGTAGCAACGATATCATTAACAGAATCCTCCCATCCTATCCATACCTGTAAATATCCTCCTTTAATTTTCTCTTTCAAAGAGTCTAGTGTTTCCCTGCCCATTCCCTCTCTATCAATAATTTGTTGAAAGAGAGGAGCCAACTGTGACCAGAAAACATCTATAACTTGGGATTCTACTGGTGTAAATTTAAAATCTTTCATCAGTATATTATCTCATAATTTATATCTTTTGTCAAGAAAAATCTTGGCACTCTCGGCGGGACTCGAACCCACAACCTACAGATTAGAAATCTGTTGCTCTGTCCAATTGAGCTACGAGAGTATCTAAGCTCCACAAACTCCTCCTGATCCTGTAATATCACAAATGTCGTGGGCTTGTATATTATCTTCAAACTCTTCACCCAGCTTATCTACAGCTTCCTTGTAAGGTACAATTGTGAGAGGTTGTCCACCTCTACTGCCATCAGGGAAACAGGTAAAGCCTCTTAATCTGTGGGCATACCTTGCTAAAGTCTGAGAGAATGGGTCTACGAGATCCTCATTATTTTCTTTTGTTCCCCACGGGGGTAGGTTGATTGTGCTTGATATACTCATGTCTACATATTCTTGTATATTAGCTTGGAAAGATAACCTTCTCTCATAATCTGTAGATAAGTTTATAGCTGATTCAATATTATCTGGATCAGCCCCATATAAATCAATCATTTCTTGAGCGGCGCTGTCCACCACATACTGATAATGCCATCTTCTATTCTTCAAATATCTTCTCTTATAAGAGACAGCAAAGATAGGCTCTACTCCTGTAGATGTACCAGCAATGATTCCTATTGTACCTGTAGGAGCTACTGCTCTCTTAGCTACAGGTCTTGAAATTCCTAACTCATCAGCAAAGGAATCTGAAACACTATCAGACTCTGCCTCATAAACTTTCAGCCAACGGTGCATCTCTTCTGTAGTTTCATACCTACTGTTCCTCTGAATAAGCCACTCATGTAGACCCATCAATCCTAATCCAAGTCGCCTATTCTTTTCTCTGATCAAGTAAATTTTGTCATAAGGTAGCTGTGCTCTCAGGGTTCCACAAAGAAGAAACTTTGTAGCCAGCCCGACAACTTCTCTAAGTTGATTAATGTCAGAGATCCTAGCAAAATTAAGACTTCCCAAATTGCAGACATCGGAATCATCTTCTGATGTAACTTCTGTACAAGCATTTCGTAAGGTTTCGTTTTCTTTATCAAAGAAGTTGAAACTGAATCCTGGCTCCGCAGTTGATAAAGCTTGACGTACATTAGTCCGAAAGACATCTCCTACCTCTCCTGTTTTCCAAAAGTTTAGCAACCATTCTGTATCATAATTAACACTTACATTTGTCATGTCCAGTGGTGCAGGAAAATTAAAGTCGTCTTGTTTAATATCAAATAAGGTTTGTCCTGTTGTCCCAACTGGCATATCTTTCCAATTCTTAGAGGAAAGGAATTTAAATATATCTTCATGCTTCCAATTTAGACTTGCATAGATAGCTGATCTCCTACTACCTCCTTGCATTACCCTTCTACCAATTTCATTTATCATTTGAATTTTTGGTATGGGGCCAGAAGCAATACCACCTGTTCCTGAAAGAGTTTTTCCTTCTGCTCTATACACAGAATAATCTGAGCCTATCCCACCCCCAGTCATAAGACAAGACTCAGCCTTCCAAGAAAGGTTAGCCCAGTCTTCTCTGGTATCCTCTTCACATTTTAACAGATAACAATTATTGAAAAACTTCTTTTCTCTCCCTGCATAATATAAGTATCTACCTCCTGGTAGAAATCTTAATTCTGATATATGATTTGTAAGTTCTTCTTTTTCAGAAGGAGTCATCTTATCTCTACAAACATCTTCAACCAAAGTTTCTGCTAACTCGTGCATAGTCTCAGCACCTACATGATAATATTTTGTATTGAATATATCTTCAGAAAATTTAGATCTGAATTGTGGATTCTTATTTGATTTAAACATCTGTGTCCCTCTCTACCTTGTCATTGTAAGCTAATTGCAGAATTAGTTCAGCATAGTGTATAACCTTTTTAATGTCTGTAGCGCCATCCCCTTTCATTCTGTGACGGGTTATATATTTTATCACATTACCTTCAAAATAGTCAAGATCATTTGCATAGATATATTCTACTGGTTGTATCTTACAACTCTTATAATGTTCCCCTCCAACTTGTTTATCTAGTGGTTCCATTGCTGTGCCTTCCTCTAAATTATTGTTGCATTCTTTGAGAGAAAAGTAAATTAATTTTATCTCTCATCTCCTTTTTATTATCTGAGTTTATAACATCAATAGCAAAACTTTTCATTTGAATAGGATCAATGTTTGCTAAGTCACATACATCTTCAAAGTCAGAAGCTGTAACCCCTATACTTGCATAAAACCAAGCTAATGCTCTTTCCCTATCCAAAGATTTTCTTTGTTCCAAATCAGAACTTTCTTCTGTTATTGCATCAAGTAAGGCTTGAAGAAGAACAGAAATAAATAAAAAAGTTTCTG